AACCCGTATCCCGCTGAACCTTGATTCGGAGGTTTGGGAGCGGATGACGTTTGAACAGCGAGCCGCCCTTCTGGACCCGCTGGTTCAAGGTTTAAAAATCGCGTATGCAAAGTGCGAGGACCCCATCGTTCATATCAGGGCTTCTCTTAACGAAATGTATTGGACCGACGACTAGGGGTAATTGATGAAATTAAAAAGAGATGAAGACTTTGACATTATCGACTTGGCAAATTCGATCAGCCTTGAAGAGTTGGCTAAATTAATAAACATTAATTCGCATAGGATAAGCGTTCATTTTGGCGTGAACAAAGTGCAATTTGACAGTCGTGTTTACGATACGGCAATGAATGGCGCGGGTCTTGTGATCTATCCCGAATCATCAAGACTGGATAACTTGAATCAGGATGATTTTTTTGGTCCATGTTTCGCGGATTACGAGGGACCTATCGCGTGACAGATTTGAAGATTGAAAAAAATGTTCCTTTGGATGGCCCAAGAGCAGGGAAAAGATACACTAAATACCCCCATCTTCATAAACTTTTAAAGAAAATGGAAGTCGGAGATAGCATTGTGTTTCCTCTAGATAACCCTAAGCAACGAGTACAATATAACAGAGAAGCAAGTAGTTTTTATATTATTGGTACTACTCATTACAAATACAAAATGGCACAAAGAAAATCAAGCGCGGATTGTAACGTAAGGTTTTGGAGGGTGGCATGACTTGGGTAGTTGTTTTGCATCGATGGAAAGCGGGCGGGGCCACGGCAGTACGTGGTCCGTTCTCGTCCAAGAAAGAGGCAAACGATTATTTTCAGAAACAAACGGTCGCCGGGAAAACCGAAAAAGATTACCCTACGGGAGAGATCTGTGAATTGGAGTCAACCTTATGATGAGCAAAGATGAGTGGAAAACGTTGTCCCAGGTTATGGCAGTTAAAAGTATTTTGGACAAACCGGACTTAAACGAGTGGGCACGATCCTATTGGTCTAACGTCTACAATCAGTTGTTATCGGAATAATTAATGGGAAAAACAAAATCGGAAGAAAGTAAAGAATTGGATAACGACGTTGAGCAGTTTTTAAAAAAAGGCGGCGAAATCAAAGAGTTAGATACTAGTGAATCTAAATTAAAAGAAATGTCGTTGTCGAATAGGTTCTTTGCGAAGACTAATTTTTATCTGTTTAGCGCGAATAAGAAGAAATAAAATGGAACCGGAAATAAAACCGTTGGGTTACCCCTTTGGGGACGGGCTTTGTAAGGTCTGCGGTGTTGCTTTAATTAAAGAACTTATTCCAGCGCCACACACGCATTGTGAACGTTGCAGCTTCTCGTCTTTTCATCAATCGTTGAAGAATTGCTTAATGCATGATTTTCCTTCGTGGAAGGACGGATTACGCGCACACGGTCGTCATCTATCGAATTTAACGGAAGGAACGGAGCCGGAAGGAACTCCGGCCATGTACGTTGACCCCGATATCTTGGAAATGGCAGAGCAGCGAGAAGACGAACACCGCAATTCGTATTACGACAGCTTGGATGAGTCAACCCATCATTTTCTTCGGATTGTAGAAGATTGGGACCGGATCAAAAGAATCCTGTACGAAGAACAAAAATTAAATTTAAATCGGAACCCTTCCGTTAGAAAAAACCACCGACAAAACGTAAAACTAGCAACGAAAGCGAAAAAAGAGGGCGTTTGGAAAACTCAAAATCAATCGGCATTTTTGTACAGACGCAAAGCAAGACCTGACGGGACACTCCCGACCAGCACGGGTTGGATGTATTCCCGAAAGGAAGCTTAAAAAATTTAAGGAGTAACCGTAAATGGAATGGAATAAAAAGACGGACGAGCAATACGACACATACATGACGGTCATGGCGGGGGGCGACAACGAGAATGAGGCTCACTTGACCGAGGACGAATGGATCATGCTGACGGGCGCGTTGGGCGATTTTATTGACCTGTTGACTGGGGTATCGGATTTGGAGTACTTGAAAGAAGAATATGAAGAATTTGTTCCCGAGGTAAAAAGTTTATTTTTAAAGATGGCGGACGTGGAAGAGTTTGATAACTCCCCGATCTATGTTTCTGAAATAGATTACCATCGGTTAAAAACCGGGAAAGAATCGGTGGTTGACTACCTGAAGCGTCAAAAAACAACAAAAGATTTAGAAAAACTCACCAAACAACTTCAAACCTGGAAAACTCACAACAACAATTAAGCCCGTCTCAGACCACAAGTGGGCCAGTCTTGCTCCGAAGAGTGAGCCTCACCCTTTGGTCAGACCAATTCTAATTAATTTTTAAACGAAAAAAAACCGGGCGCTGAACCTTTGACAGAACAACGCCCGGAAGGAATGCCCGAGTGGTGTTAGCTCTCGGGTGAGATGAAAGGGTATTGGCTACCCTTTGGAAGAGCTAGGGGAACTCTTCTATCTCTAAAACTAACAAAAAAAACACCTTTTGTCTTGGACTTTAAAAGCCGCCTTTCGGTCAGACCCGGACGGCGCAGGTGGGGAGATCAGCGCAATAGGTGATTAGCCTTGAGAAGGGGGAGTTCTGCGCTCTGACCTGAAGAAAGTTATCCCGTCTATTCGGCCACGCCGACGGGAAAGCGCCAACAGGGTCTTGAACAACCCCGGCCTTTTTTTAGTTACTGTTCTTCACTTGCCGAAGTGAAGGAACCGATCTCAGTTTGGTCCAATTCTCGTGCTTCTGCAAGACGATCTTCTTTCCATTCTTTAAATATTTTACGCAGTTGACCACTGATGGATCGATCCTCCATGCTAGCAATCTCCTTAATTTCCCGGTAAACCGGGACCGGCACAAGCACAGATTTCCATTTATTAATATCCATAAGCGTTAGTATAGGACCTCCCACATATTATCGCAAGTTATTTAATTTCTTCCGTCTCGCCCCACGAAGGCCCAAGATCAATGTCACATTTATTGGGAACCCTGAGTTCAATTGCGTTCTCCATCACCTCTCTGATCCGTTTTGCGTGGGCCACGTCGCGCACACTACAGCCCAACTCGTCATGCACTTGTAGCAGCGGTCGTTCTCCAGCTTCATACAGGTCCACCATAGCCTGTTTCGTCATATCTGCTGCACTAGCTTGGATTAATCGGTTTAGCGCCTTGTACGTGAATGCACGGCGCAGGGGAGTCGTATCCCCGTAAGTGGCCTTGGCTTCCTTCTTCGGCATAGCCTTCTTGAGTTCATAGCCCAGTGGCTCAAACAAATTGAACCGGCACTTGCGGCCTTTGAGTGATCGTATAGAGCCGTCGTCTTTTTTGTCCACCGACCGTGACACGCCAGACATTAGCTGCTTCACAAACGGCACTCTGGAGTGGTATTGCTCAGTCAGGCTTTTAGCCTCGTCAATTTCCAGATCGAGTTGCTCGGACAGTTTCTTCACTCCCATGCCGTACATCATTCCCAGGTTGATGGTTTTTGCCTGTTTGCGTGGGATCTGTGCCATCTCGGCTACCATCGTATGGAAGTCTGTCTCGGGATCGTTGGTGTAGGCATCAACAAATTCCTTGGCCCCGCCCAATGGTGATCCCTTCCATTCTCCAAACACCGAGGCGTAGTGCGTCAAGATCCGTGGCTCCTGTTGACTAAAGTCTATGGCCGCCCACTGTTCCCCTTCTTCAGGGAGAAACAAGCTGCGGATCAAGGGTCCGAGTTCTGGATCACGTGCCGGGATCTGTTGCAAATTAGGATTCGCCATCGACAGTCGGCCCGAGACAGTGCCACCACCGTCAGATCGCAACTGGTTAATATGTCCGTGGATGCGTCCTTCCTTGGACACATACTTCATGATGGATGTAACAAACGTGCCTTGAATCTTGTTCAGGTTACGCGCCTCAACCACGAGCTTGGCAAAATCGTGTGGGTGCTCGGACAAAAAAGACTTGGTAAAAGACGGCTGTCCCGTCCCTGTCCTTGAGTACTTGATCTTGAGTTTATCAAACGCTTTAGAGAGAGACGCCGCAGCCCAGATCTCCACGTCCTGACCGGCCATTTCCTTGATCTGTTTCAGAAGCACCTTTTCTCGTTTCAACAACTCTTGTTTGGTGCGCTCACACTTCTCCATGTCCACTCGAATTCCGCGAAAAGTCATGTCAATCAGGCACGGAGTCAATCGAGTCTCTAGGTCAAAAACCGTTTCCAAGTTCTCTTTATTAATCTCAACCCTAAAAAACTTATATAAATCAAAGGCTAACCGGGCATCTTGCTCGGCGTAGGGACCCACGAACTGGCTAGGCAGCTTCCATAACTCGGCCTTGGGGTCCACCCCAAAATCCACCGCCGCTTCGGTCAATAGTTTTTCAGACTTGGCCTCGCCTAAGTAATCGTAGGACAAGGCGTTCAAGGAATAAGAAAATCGGTTCTCGTCCAAGAGTGCAGCCATGACCATCGTGTCGATGATAGGTCCGTTAACCGTGATCCCCAGTGCTTTAAGCCACCCCAGATCATAGGGTGCGTTGTGCATGATCTTTGGACAATGCGTCGATAGTTGTTTATCGAGCCACTTGAGCACCACAGTTTTGTCTAGGTTCCCGCCACCCGCATGGGCAATCGGGTAATACGCTTCAAATCCGTCAGTCGCTACAGCGATTCCCACTACGTCACCATCTTTTTTCGGCCATCCGGGGCCGTTTTCTTTCAGGTGCGGGTCGCGTGTTTCAAGGTCCACGGCAATTTCTTTAGCACCCGTTAAGTCTTTTAGCTCAAACGGAGCCGTCCATTCAGTTTCCGGTGTAAATAAAGGGAACTGCAATCTAGTCTCTTTGTCCATTTTCATACTCCATGAGAATTTCGGTGTAGTGCTTAACCTTCTCCAGGTCTTCAATACCCCCTTTCTCACGCCATCGAGTAATATATTTCACAATATTGCCCTCAACGAAGGGCAGTTTATTCGCCAGAATATATTCAATGGGCTGAATCTTCTGGGTTTTGTAATGCTCTCCAGCAACCTGTTCTTCGAGCGACTTCATAATGCATAGCTCCTGTAAAAGTTTTCGGGCTCGACAACAAACAGATTTTGTTTCGTCCGGGTAACGGCCACATAGAATACGCGGTGCATGGAGTCCGGGTCCTTTTCCATCGATTGTTCGGCTGCTGCCGTTAAATCGGTATAAAGAACCACGTTCTCCGCCTCGCCACCCTTCGCTCCGTGTATTGTCGAAAGTTTGATACGTGGCAGGGCCGTGAGGTCTTCGCCTCGACGTAACAGGGCGTTAATGTAAGCTACATCAACGTCTGGCACCTTATCTAAAGCCTGTTGCCACGACATATCGAGGGTCGCCAACAATCCGTTGTTGTCCCTCAATTCATCAAACGTGAACGTGTCGTCTTCTTCCCCAAGAATCTTTTTAAATCCGCGCTGGACTCTAACCCCGTTGCCAGACATATAGGAATACAATGTCTTGGCGGTATCGTAGGTAATCATCTTGCCTTGTTGCAAGATCTTCCACCCTTCCAACGCTTCTCTAATTTTTAAACGCAAACTGTGACCGGCCTGAGACTCGTAGAAATAACCCTGCGATTTGCAGTGGCTTTTGATCGAGTTCAAAAAATACTGTGCCTGAGATAAAAATAGCCATGTGCCGTGGTTCAAGTCCAGTTCTTCAAACCCGGTAATCCGCTGAAGCTTGCCTTCTTCCTTTCTAGGTAAATATCGCTTCGGGAAGCGCCTTTTAATGCGATTACAGATGCGTTCGGCTACCTCGTGTACCTTTCGAGGCACCCGGTAACTTTGCTCTAAAACCTCACTACCGCCGGGCAGATTAATAAAATGCTCGACATCCGCCCCGGACCATTTATAAATCGCCTGATCATCGTCACCCGCACAGTACATTCGCTCGGATTTCTTTTCGATTGCGTGGGCTATGTCCCATTGTAAGGGGCTCAAATCCTGCGCCTCGTCAAGCATAGCCAGTTCAAAATGGGGGCACGTCTCGTGAGCCGACTGAGCAAACAGTTCTAACATATCGGTGTAATCATACAGTCCATGAGCTTTTTTGTACTGTGCCAAGCTCCGTGCTGCGTAGTCCACCTCCACCCACTCGTGATCCAGTTCACTAAAATTGTATTCCGTTCTAAGCAGGGTCTTTCTTAAACGAGAAAGAGTGATTAGTCGTAATAGATCAGACTCTTTTCGCAGACTGTTCGATAGATCTTCTTCAACTTCGTATTGTGAAGTCTCCCCGGTCACCAGATTAATACCGATCTTCTGCTCCACTTCTCGATAATGCCCGGCAGTCATCAACTGTTCAGACTTGAGCCCGGTCAAATAGAACGCCAGAGAGTGAATAGTTCTAAAGTAAGGTAGGTCATGTCGGGGGTCGAGCCCAAATCGCTCACAGGCCCTCTCCTTGGCTTCTGAGGCGGCTTTTCTGGTGAATGCAAAGAAAGCGATCTTGTTTGAAGGGGTGCCGTCCGATAGAGAGCGATCTACTAGGTTTAAGAGGGTGGTCGTCTTGCCGGTTCCGGGCGGTCCAAAGATGCGTTGCATTACTCAATGACCGCAAAAATCGGGGTGCCTTCCCCGACATACGCCCCGACCACGTTGTAATCCATCCACTCGATGGCCTCTTCTTCGGTCCACTCGTTGTTGTTCATAAAAATGTCCACGCATTTGTAGTAGTCGTAGATCAGTATCTCCCCCAAATCAGGTCTCGTAGCCGTTCCAATAATTGCTTCATCTAACCCATCAGCTTTTTTCAAAACGGAATATCCTCCTCGCTAATAAATTCAGGCTCGGCAACCACTGCTTTGTTGGCTTTAAACGCCGGAATCTTCCAAAGCCTGACGTTCTTGGTCGCAATCTTAATCTGTGACGCCTGTCCGTTGATGTCTCGCAGCCGTTGTGCGATCTGGTGCGTCTTAAAATGTTTAAAATTTGCCTTAACCAAGTGTGCTTCCAGATCCTTTAACCGGAAAAAAGTCTCTTCCCGGTCCTCATCTGTCCACGGGCGCTTCAACAGAATCTGTTCTTTCTCTTCCGCAGCCTGATGTCCCGTACAGAACTCCTCCAAATGATCCAGAAAAATACCATTTACACTGACATCCTGGGAAACCTCTATGATGGAACCTTCCGTTTCAGACATCTCAACCAATAAGGTATTAATACGGGTTTCCCACACGGCCTTTTGCATGGTCCGTGGAAGAAAATTCAATTGCTCGACACAGGATCGCTGAAACGCAGCCTGATTCAACAAGTCGTCAGTATCCATCTCCAAGGGCTTGCCCTCCACGTCCAGAAACCAGACCGGAGGAATCGAGTTGTACTTTCTCAGGTTGGCAATCTTTGCGGCTGCTGAAGCCCCATCGATACCATACTTCCGGGTGCGACAAAGCTCGGGATTGCAGTAACTGTTAATCGGCGCGTCTTTACATTTATATGTATAGTCCTTGCGCTCAAGCTGCTTGGCTACCGTATTAACCTCGCCCAAGGGCAACGGAGGCTGGATGTACTGCATGTTGTAGTTGAGTACCTCACTGTCCCATGTTTCGGGATACGCTTTGCGTAGATACACACCCAGATTAAACAGGCCATTATTTCTCGCGCCCTCTCCAATGCCCTCACGGCACAGGATCTGAAGGCACGGAGGACCATCAACAATCGGGCTTGAGGCATCTTCATCGGCATTTAGTGCCAGTGCTTGCTCATGCGTCTGCACTTTTTCGTCATAAAGAGTAAAGAATTCCTCTAGATTGGCGGCTGTTCCATCATCCTTAAACGCATAGCGAAGGCCGTTTTCATGTCCGTAATAGGGCATG